ACACGACGTTGTTGTTATAAGCAGAACAGGTAAGATAGGTGAAATATATAATATACAAGGTTTAAAAATTGCTTTGCCGGCTGAACCTGCTAAAGTAAGTAAAGAAACCAACAAATGGACACCGGAGGAGTATCCTAAGGCATTGAAGAGTATTAACAGTATATTTGATTGGCGAGATTATCCAAATGAATTTAAAGAAACTTGGGAAAAATATATAGATGAACAATTTAGAAAAAGAGAGGAAGGTCATTGGTTCAATAATAGAGGTGTGGCTACTTACATTACTGGTACTCACTTTATGTACCTGCAGTGGTCCAAGATTGACGTTGGGCAACCTGACTTTAGAGAATCAAACAGATTATTCTACATATTCTGGGAAGCTTGCAAAGCAGACAAAAGATGTTATGGAATGTCCTACCTCAAAAACAGACGATCTGGATTTTCTTTTATGGCTTCCGGCGAAACTGTTAACCAAGCAACAATATCTTCAGATGCTCGATTTGGAATACTGTCCAAATCTGGGGGTGATGCAAAGAAAATGTTTACAGACAAAGTTGTACCAATATCGATTAACTATCCATTCTTCTTTAAACCAATCCAGGATGGGATGGACCGCCCCAAGACAGAGCTCGCCTACAGGGTTCCCGCGTCAAAGTTTACAAGAAAGAAACTCGACTCTAACGTCGCAACGGAAGACATTATCGGGCTCGACACCACAATCGACTGGAAAAACACAGGGGACAACGCATACGATGGTGAAAAACTAAAACTATTAGTACACGACGAAAGCGGTAAATGGGAGAGGCCAAACAATATACTTAACAACTGGCGAGTAACTAAAACTTGTCTAAGATTAGGTAGTAGAATTATAGGTAAGTGTATGATGGGGTCAACATCAAATGCTTTAGACAAAGGAGGGGAAAACTTTAAAAAGTTATACAACAGCTCTGATGTAACAAAAAGAAATGCGAACGGGCAAACAAAGTCTGGATTGTATTCTTTGTTTATTCCTATGGAATGGAATTACGAAGGGTTTATTGACGAATACGGGCATCCGGTATTTAATAGGCCGCCAGAAGGCACCGTGGGGCCACACGGAGACGTTATAGAAGTCGGAGTGATTGAGCACTGGAATAATGAGGTAGATGGATTAAAAGGCGACCAGGACGCTCTAAATGAGTTTTACAGACAATTCCCAAGAACAGAAGAGCACGCGTTCAGGGACGAAACAAAAAATAGTATATTTAATTTAGCAAAAATATACGAGCAAATAGATTATAACGAAGACTTAGGTAACAGTAATGTCCTAACAAGAGGAAGCTTCCAGTGGGAACACGGCGTTAAAGACACGAAAGTAATATTTAATCCAAACCCTCAAGGTAGATTTTTAATTTCTTGGACACCTAGTTATAATATTCAAAATAGACAAACTACACGTAATGGTATAAAGTATCCAGGCAATGAGCACATGGGTGCTTTCGGTTGCGATAGTTATGATATATCTGGAACGACAGACGGAAGAGGATCTAAAGGAGCTTTGCACGGATTAACTAAATTCAGCATGGAAGATGCCCCGCCAAGTACTTTCTTTTTAGAATACGTGGCTAGACCACAAACAGCAGAAATGTTTTTTGAAGACGTGCTAATGGCATGTGTATTTTACGGTATGCCCTTATTATGTGAAAACAACAAGCCTAGACTTTTATATTATTTTAAAAGAAGAGGCTATCGCGGGTACTCAATGAATAGGCCAGATAAGCTTTGGAACAAGTTGTCAGTAACAGAAAAAGAAATTGGTGGAATACCAAATTCAAGTGAGGATATAAAACAAGCACACGCTGCTGCTATTGAAATGTATATAGACAGACACGTAGGGCTTAATGACGAAGGAGAGTACGGGACAATGTATTTTAATGAGACATTAAACGACTGGTCTAAATTTGATATAAATAATAGGACGAAGTTTGATGCAGCTATTAGCTCTGGGCTTGCCATAATGGCTTGCAACAAAGATCTATATAAGCCTAGTAATATTAGGCAGAGGCAAGTTGTTAATTTAAGATTTGCGAAATATACCCACGAAGGTAACGCATCAAAAATAATAAAAAGATAATATGGCGATAAATGCAATAAATAGTTTTTTCCCTAGCCAGGTAGTAAGTGATCAAGAAAAAGTTTCTGAGAGTTACGGGTTACAGGTTGGTAGAGCGATTCAAAACGAATGGTTTTCCAGTAATACAGGGGCTACTCGCTATAGAAGCAATCAAAATACTTTTCATAACTTAAGGTTATATGCAAGAGGTGAACAACCTGTGCAGAAGTATAAAGACGAACTTTCTATTAATGGAGATTTATCTTACTTGAATTTAGATTGGAAGCCTGTGCCTATATTATCAAAGTTTGTTGATATAGTTGTAAACGGTATTGCTGATAGGTCTTTTGATATTACTACTTATTCACAAGATCCGTACGGTATAAGTAAAAGATCTGCTTATATGGAATCCGTAATAAGAGATAAGCAAACGGAAGAGCTTAACAATTTTGCGCAAGAAAACTTTGGTATTAATCTTTTTGAAAACCCCCCAGAAACATTACCCGATTCACAAGAGGAGCTTGACATACACATGCAACTTACTTACAAGCAAGGTATTGAAATAGCGGAGGAAACTGCCCTTAATACATTACTTGACGAAAACAGATATGATTTAACAAAAAGGAGAACTTATTTAGATCTTGCTACTTTAGGTATTGGAGCTGTTAAAAATAACTTTTCAGAATCAGAAGGAGTAACTATTGATTACGTTGATCCAGCTTATTTAGTATATTCTTATACCGAGGATCCTTATTTTCAAGACATATATTATGCTGGTGAAGTAAAATTTGTACCTATAAACGAGCTTAAAAAGCAATTCCCAAGTTTAACGCAGGATCAATTAGAAAGAATCCAGCAACAAGGAACACAAAATTACGGTGTCTTTGATGCTAACGTAAGTAACGAATATAACAACAATAGAGATTCAAACGTCATACAGGTTTTATACTTTAATTATAAAACTTACATGAATGAAGTATACAAAGTTAAAGAAACTTCCACAGGAGCAACTAAAATAATAGTAAGAGACGATCAGTTTGATCCACCAGTAGAGATGCTTGAGGAACAATTTGGCAAAATGTCAAGATCACTTGAAGTACTTTACGAAGGGGTAATGATTGTTGGTACTGATATTATGCTTAAGTGGGAAATGGCAAAAAACATGATGCGCCCCAAAAGTGATGTAACTAAGGTTAAAATGAATTACGCTATTACTGCCCCTAGAATGTACAAGGGTAGAATAGAATCATTAGTAAGCAAGTGCACAGGATTTGCTGACATGGTGCAACTAACTCACTTAAAATTACAACAAGTACTACAAAGAATGATACCTGATGGTGTTTATCTTGACGCTGATGGAATCAACGAGGTTGATTTAGGCAACGGTACAAATTACAATCCGCAGGAAGCATTGAATATGTTTTTTCAAACGGGTTCTATAATAGGTAGATCATTTACGCAAGAAGGGGACATGAACCCTGGTAAAGTACCTATACAAGAAGTGCCTACTGGTAGTGGTGGTCAAAAGCTACAAACATTAATATCTACGTACAACTATTATCTGCAAATGATAAGAGATGTAACTGGATTAAACGAAGCAAGAGACGGGTCTACACCTGATTCTAGAGCATTAGTAGGTGTACAAAAATTAGCAGCAGCAAATTCAAACACTGCAACAAGGCATATACTTGACTCTGGGTTGTATTTAACAAGAGAGCTTTGTGAATGTTTGTCACTTAGAATATCGGATATAATAGAGTATCATCCAGCTAAGGAAGCATTTATAACCAAAATAGGTAAATTTAATGTAGGTATCCTGGAGGAAATGTCAGATTTATACATGCACGACTTTGGAATATCTCTTGAACTAATGCCCGACGCAGAAGAATCCTCTATGCTTGAAAACAATGTCCAGGTTGCTTTACAACAAGGATCTATAGATTTATCTGATGCTATTGACATACGCGAAGTTAAAAATATAAAGCTAGCAAACCAATTGCTAAAAGTTAAGCAGAAGCAACGACAGGCTAGATTACAGGCAGAGCAACAGGCTAATATACAAGCCCAAGCCCAGGCAAATGCTCAAGCGCAACAGGTTGCTGCTCAGGCAGAAATACAAAAAGATCAAGCTCTATTTCAAACTAAGGCGCAACTAGAACAACTCAAAGGCCAATTAAGACAACAAGAAATGTCTACGGAAGTAGCCGCCAAGAAAGAGTTAATGGGATTAGAATTCCAGTATAATATGCAGCTTAAGGGTCTTGAGGTAAACAAAAATCAAGCCAGAGAAAAAGAAATAGAGGATCGCAAAGACCAACGCACAAGAATACAAGGCACTCAACAAAGTGAAATGATCGAGCAAAGAAAGAACGATTCTCCACCTAAAAACTTTGAATCCGCAGGAAATGACGTAATGGGCCAAGGTTTTGGCTTAGGTGCGTTCGATCCTAGGTAATAATAGTAATAACAATCATATAATATTTTATCATGTCAGAACAAACAAAAAACACAGAGCAAGTAGAAGCACCTCAGGAAGAGGTTGTTGATACAAATCCCATGTCAGTAGACGAAGAGGGAACAATTAAATTAGATATGTCTAAGCTGGCGAAGCCCGCGCAAGATGTACCGGAACCAACGCAAGTGGAAGAGCCTGTGGTTGAAGTGCAAGAACAAACTGCCGTGCTTGATGCTGTAGAATCCGCTATAGAGGAAATAACAGAAGAAAAAGTACAAGAACAAGCGGATGATTTGCAAGACAATATAGTTGAGGCTATAGAAGAACAAAAAGAAACCGGCGTTGAACTACCTGAAAACATTCAAAAGGTTGTGGACTTTATGAATGAAACTAGTGGAACTCTTGAAGATTATGTTAAGCTTAATAAAAATTACGAAGACTTAGACGAGTCTCAGCTGCTAAGAGAATACTACGCTAATACAAAACCGCATTTAGACGAAGAGGATATTGACTTTTTAATGGAAGACAAGTTTCTTTATGATGAAGACTTAGACGAAGAAAGAGATATACGAAGAAAAAAACTAGCTAGAAGAGAGGAATTAGCAAAAGCTAAAAACCACCTTACTGGATTAAAAGATAAATATTATCAGGAAATTAAAGGCGGCGCAAGGCTGGCTCCTGAACAAAAGAAAGCGGTAGAGTTTTTCAATCGCTATACAAAAGAAAACGAAACAGCAACTCAATTAGCTGAAAAACAAATACAAACGTTTTTAAAGAAAACGGAAAGTGTTTTTAACGATGATTTCAAAGGTTTTGATTATCAAGTTGGAGACAAAAAATTCCGTTTTAAAGTTAAAGACGCTCCTACTATTAAGGAAACCCAAAGTGACATTAATAATTTTGTCAAGAAGTTCTTGGATAAAGATAACCAAATGTCAGATGCAGCGGGGTACCACAAGGGATTGTTTACAGCTATGAATGCAGATTCTATTGCAAATCATTTTTATGAGCAAGGCAAAGCCGACGCAATGAAAACAAGTATGTCCAATTCGAAAAATATACAAATGGGTGCTAGAGGCGTTCATGAAGACGTTAAAACATCGAATGGATGGGCAGTAAGATCTGTTGATTCTGGGGGAAGTGGTTCAAAATTGAGAATTAAAACATTTAAACACATTAAATAAGAAAAATTATGGCAGGATTTGCAACCGCGCCGGCTACATTAGCCAATTTAGCGCACTTAA